TCTTATATTACTAATCGATAAACCAATACCTCCTGCGTTTTGAGATATCATAGCAACATCTGAAAGGGTTTTATATATACCTTTGATTGAATCATCACTAGCAACAAGCAAAAAACAACTAGATAATTGTGGACGCCTAGTTCCTGCGTTAAATAATGTTGGAGTCGCGTGAGTCATATATCCATTTGATAATAAATCATACGTTTTAAGCACATTATCAATATCGTCTTCCCAAATGCCTACGGCAACACGCATATACATATGTTGAGGTGATTCAATAATTTCATTATTCTTTTTTAAAAGATAACTCTTCTCTAACGTTTTAAACCCAAAATAATCAAAATTATAATCACGCTCACTAATAACTGCGGCATCAAAGATTTTTTTATGTTTTTGTACTATTTTATATACGTGATCGCTTATAAGGCTTGCGTTTTGATTTGTTTTTTCATCAATGTAATTATATAATTCTGATATTGTATCAGAAAACTTTTTGTGTGATATTTTATGTAATCTATTAACGCATATTCTACTGGCAAGAATAGAATAGTCAGGGTGTATTGGTATAAAGCTTGCGGCCGTTTCTGCCGCTAAGTCATCCACCTCTTTTGTTGTGATTCCATCGTATAGACCACTAATAACTTTTTTTGCAATTTCAATTTCATCTATATAACTACCATTAAGGCCATACGTAAGTTTACGTATTCTACTACTGATCTTGTCAAACTTAACCGATTCTTGGCTACCGTCGCGCTTAATAACTTTCATGCAATCCTCTTATGGTTTGATATTATCAAAAGTCTTCATCCAATGAAAATGCTTTTGTAGATTTATTTGTAATTCCTGCTTTTTGATATTCAGAAACACGCTTTTCAAAAAAGTTTGTTTTACCTTCAAGTGCAATATTTTGCATGAACTCAAAAGGATTAATTGCGTTATAAATTTTATCGTGTCCCAAAGCAACAACTAATCTATCTGCAACAAATTCAAGATATTGAATCATTAATTTAGCATTCATACCAATCAAATCAACAGGTATTGATTTCGTAATAAAATCCTTTTCAATTTCTAATGCTGAGCAAATAATATTTTCAATCGTTGCTTTGGACAATTTGTTAGTTATATGATTGTTATATAGATGTACGGCAAAATCACAATGTAAATTTTCATCTCGTGAAATAAGTTCATTTGAAAATGATAAACCTGGCATTAACCCACGCTTTTTAAGCCAAAATATTGAACAAAAACTACCACTAAAAAATATGCCCTCTATTGCTGCAAATGCAACAAGTCGTTCAACAAAACTATCTGATTCAACCCAATTTAATGCCCATGCCGCTTTTTGCTTTATGGCTGGTATTGTATCAATTGCATTTAATAGTCTAGATTTTTCTTCACTGTTTTTTATGTATGTATCAATTAATAAAGAATATGTTTCAGAATGAATATTTTCCATCATAATTTGAAACCCATAAAAAAATCTTGCTTCAGGATATTGCACTTCATTAATGAAGTTTTGTGCCAAATTTTCGTTTACAATACCGTCGCTAGCGGCGAAGAAAGCTAAGATGTTTTTTATGAAAAAACGTTCATTATCATTTAGACTAGTATTCCAATCCTTTATATCTTGATTTAAATCAATTTCTTCGGCAGTCCAAAATGATGCTTCTTGAGTTTTATATAAAGTCCATATATCATGATGCTTAATTGGAAACAAAACAAATCGACCTGTATTAGGATGCAAAAGCGGTTCATGATTCATAATTACCTTGTTTTTTATATTATATTAATTTAATTAACGACTTTTTTTAACTCAATTACTGGATCATTGCGCAATTCTTTCCATTTTGATTTAAGCATATTATCAACTTCTAATTTGCTTTCTGATTGCGCGCCTTCAAGGGATTCGTATTCACTAACAATTTCAAATTTAGATTTTGCCGTATCAATATTAACATTGTATACTAATCCATCACGACCTGCTCTGTTTTTGGCGACATGTAATCTACCTGTATTGTTTTGTTTGTCAGAAATCTTTCTAGAAAGTGATATAACAACATCGGCAACCATTGCTTTACCATATGCTTCACTAATATTTTTAAGTTCAATTACATCATTGTTAGATCCATCTCTATTAACCTGGCTTGCGGTCCAAATTGGTACCGCAATTTCAGATGCCCAACCACGCAATTCTTCATATACTAATTTTAATTCATGTCGTAAAGAATCATATTTACGTGTTGAGCGCATAACATCTGCATAATCAACTAATATAACATCAGGTACAAAATTCTTTTGTAATTGTAATTTCTCCAAATGTGCGCGAAGTGTATTAATCGATGCATAGCTTGTTGGATATTCTTTAATAAATAGACGGCCCATTTTTGTACCATTATCATCGTAATGTTGTAGAATTTTTTCTTTTTGCTCTGGTACATACGTTGAATTAACGTCGCATAAATTCGAATCGTACCTGATACCTGTAACCGTTTCGGATAACTCAAACGTATAATGTAAAACGTTTAGGCCCACCCTAATTGCATTGCAGCCTAACATTATCAAAAAGTGAGATTTACCAACACCTGTTGGTGCGCAAACAACAGCTAATTCACCTTTGCCTATACCACCATTAAATACGTGCTTTTTGTCGAGTTCCTTCATACCTGTTGGCACTGGAGTCCGGTGCATTTTTGAAAAACGAGCCTCATAATCTTCAAAGAAATCATGACCTACAGAATATGGCGTACCTACAGAAATTGCATGTTTCATTTTATTAACAATATCATCATATTGATCAACGAGCACCAATTCAACGGCTTCTTCCAAAGCAAGCTTAAATGCCTGACGACGACAAAAATCAAATGACTTATCTTTAACAAACTTTAAATCATTGACATCTGGATTTGTTTTGATTCTTGTTATATAACTAATAATTTGTGATAATAGTACGGTATTTTTTTTGTTCTCGGTTTTAAAATCATCCTTTACGATTGTTATTAGTAGCTGCAAAGTTGGAAAACCTTTATATTTTTTAAAATATGCAAAGTACTGAGTAGCCAAATATTTTAAATATTCCAAATCAAAAAATTCAACGTCAATGATTTCCTCCATCTGTTGAGCCCATTTCTTATCTGTTAATAGGGCTTGCATAATTTTTTCTTGAAAATTATTTCCGAATTGATTAAATGTTTGCACTGTTGTCATGTTATTATATTATTTTCCGATAAAAAAATCATAGATTTAATTAGTTTTTCGTGATTAATTGCTAGTGGTGTTTTTGCCAACAATATCAACAATGATTGATAATCTAGCGAGTTGGCGTGTTGTTTAATTATAATATTGATCTGGTTAATTTGTTCAATGTCGATTATCGTATTTTCCAATTGAATTAATTTCCAATTATTTTCGATGATGTTAAAGTCATTCTGAACCTTATTATATAATGTATTAACCAACGACATATTTTTACTGGTTTCAAAAATTTGATTTAAATTTATTTTTCTACATTGTATTGCCGGAAACATCTTACTTAACCTTATAAATCCTAATCCTTTTATACCTTTTATGTTTGTTGAAACATCACCACATACTGCATTTGCAATTGCAAAATTTTTTGAAAATATTCTAAATTTATTAAGTATTGATTGTTCAGTAATATATAGTTGCTTCACTGGTGAATAGCATGTAGTGTTTTGATCAATTAATTGGTATAAATTTTTGTTTGTTGATACAATAACTTTTTTTTCGTTTTGATATAGTTTATTGCATAAATACGCAATAATATCAGGACTTTCACAATTATTAACATATATCTGGCATATCGGTGTGCACTTTAAAGTTTGTATTGTTTTACTAATTTGTTTTGTACGATTTAATAGATCGTGTTTTGATCGCTTAAATCGACTTTTTTTATAATTATTGTCAATTTTTTGTCTATAATTTGATGATCCTGATTCCCATATAATAAAAGCATGAGTTGGTTTTATATCATCAATAAACGTACCAACAATATTTAAGAACCCACCTAACCCATTTGCCTGGTCACCATCTTTATCATAACAAGAAAATGAGTGCCACATTTGCATGAAAACACTCATTCCGTCTATTAATAATATTTTATTATTTATTATATTCTTGAGCATTGAAATTATTTCATGCCGCTCGACCCAAATCCTTTATCTCCACGATCTGTGTCTGATATATTTTCGGCCAATACAAATCGTACTTTATCAAAAATATTTGTTGCCAAAGCTGTATAACAAACTAGTTGTGCAATACGATCCCCTTTCTCGACACAAAACGTATCTTTTGAACTGTTATGTAATATTACGCCGATTTCTCCACGATAATCCGGATCAATGATACCACCAACCGGAAATATACCTTTACTAGCCAGACCCGAACGACCTTCGACCTTTAAGAACTGTACTTGTTCATATTGTTTTGGAGTTACTATACCGTCAGCCATTTGAAGCCCTGTAGGTATCTTTTTTGTTTCACCAGGCATTATTTCAACATCTTCTACTGAAGATATATCAAATCCAACATCACCATGCTTTTGTTCTGGTATTATTGCATCAGGATTTGTTTTAACAACCGGAATAAACGTAAAATTATACGCTGTTTTCATATTATCACCTTCTTTATTTTGTTTGTTGTACTTTTCTTGACATTACCCTATCAATGTAATCATCAATATATGCCGAATATTCGGGATTGTTCATAATATCATTAAAATCAGCTTTATGAAATTTTTTCTGAATTAATACTTCACCACTGGTATTATCGGTAACTTCAAATAACTTCCATGCCCCTGCTCCAGAAACATCGATTTTTTGATTTTTATCGTTAACAATAGGATCATATGGCCGTAGAAGATCAAATAATTGTTCATGCTCGTAAATGCCTTTACCAAAATGAATTTCAAACTCTGCTTTTCTATGAGGAAATGCAACCTTATTTTTAACAATCTTTGCTGTTACCATTATGCCAACTTGATCACCATCATGTTCTAATTTCCTACCACCCAATAATTGTATACGCACCGAAGCATGAAATGGTAAAGCCATACCTCCGGGGGTTGTTGTAGGATCTCCGAACATTACGCCAATTTTCATACGCGTCTGATTTAAACAAACTAATGTAATATTTTTATTTCCAATAATTTGAGTAATTTTACGTAATCCTTTCGACATTGCTCTTGCTTGAAGACCAATGGAATCTTTATCGTATGCTGCATTAAGTTCTGCTTTTGGCGAACTCGCAGCAATAGAATCCCATATAACAACAACAGGAACATTAAGATCATGTGAATTAGCTTTAATAATAGTAGATTCAATTACCTGAAATATTTCTTCGGTACAAGATGTTTCAATAAACACAAATCTATTTTTAACATTAATTCCTAACGACGCTAGATTATCAATACTTGTTGCATTTTCAGTATCGATATATACGGCAATACCACCCATTTTTTGGGTATTCTTTGCAATTTGCAAAGCAATATGCGATTTACCAATACTTGGCGCGCCAAATATTTCAATTATCCTGCCCTCAGGAATGCCACCATTTTGTCTGTTTGAGATAATATAATCTAAAGATCTTGAACCTGTAGAAATCCACCTATTAATATGCGTTGGTGAAATATCAGTACTTAAATTATAAGCTATTCGATCTTTATATTCTTTGTTAAGATTTTGAATTAATTCCTTTTCAAAACCATCAAGTTTTTGATCGTCTAATCCTTTTGATTTTGACATAATATTCTAATCCTGTTTAAACCTAATTTAGTTTTTTAGCAGTTGGTCAAAAACTTCATCAATATTTTGCTGATGTACCACGGGTACCGCGGTGACCACAGATTTTGTCGCCGCAGATACAATACCATTGGATTCCGCACCAAGATCATTTAATGAATTTTCGGCGCCAATTGCCCAGTTATCTAAAATATGTTTAATTTCTTCATACGATTTTAGCGTGTATATATCATTTAACTCAGGAATAGATTCCAACCATTTTGTAGATTCCTCTGAATTATCAGATAGTGCTGATGGCCTGGGGCGCGCCTTAACATCTGTTTGTGGCCACTTTCGTCCAGGTACTTGTGAAACCGAAACCTTGACATCAAATCCCTTTTGAGGATCTGTAATGTCACCATAATCTTCGTCAACAAAAAGACGCAACAAGCCTGTATATACCATAGTACCAAATGCCCAGAGTCGTGGGCCTTTTTCTTCTTGACCTCGAACAACAACCGGTGCATATGCGCGCATCTTCGGTCGCAATTTCTTTGCCAATTCTTTAGAAGAACTAGAACCATCCTTATATAGTTTTTGTGCAAAGTCTGAAACAGGATCAGGCTTACCCATTTTAACAGGAGCTAAAATACCTGGGCCGTCAACAATATCATAATAAAACCACCGCTCTTTAAACGGTTGACCGTCATTATCCACGAAAGGTAATAATCTCACGACATGGTCGCCAATCTCTGGTTTCCAAAAAGTTTGACCTCGTGATGGAGTATTTCCTGTTAGCTGGTTTAGTTTTGATTTAATTGCATCTAGATTTATGGACATTTATTGTTTTTTCCTTTTTTTTATATATTAATGTTAGCAACACCGATATGATGTTACATATTGTGTATTATTAATTTTTATATATCAGGGCGGTTTTGTTTAAAATATTAAATCTTTTTTGCATTTGCGTACGCTTTAGCGTATGCTTTCCACATTTCTTCATCAGTAATATCCTTAGAACGATTTGAAGCGCCCAAGGGTAATGTATATCCACTGACATTAGCGGTGGTTGATGCTTCTGATTTTGAGCAATCTTTTTTCTTTAAATTGCCATTTGCAGCAATTTCTCTGATATATGTTCTTAATAATTGAAAAGTATCCATAATACTAATTAATATAAAATTTCCAATCTGAATGAAAATTTTCTATAAAATATAAATCATACTTAATTGTTCGGTGTGGTATGGTTAATTTTTTTAAAAGTTTTAATCCTGATTTATGCAATAACTTATTTGATTTTTTGCCATTACATGTTTTACATGCCGCAACGCAATTTAACCAATCTGTTTTTCCTTTGGCACTTTTTGGTATAACATGATCAATTGTAAAGATATTAGTACTTAATTTTACGTTACAATACTGACATTTTCCTTTGTCACGTATAAATAAATTCTTTCTATTAAATCGCATACGTTGACGACGGAATGCGACATATTTTTTAAGTCGCAATACGGCAGGATATTTCATCGCACCAGTTTGTATTTTAATTGCATTATCCCATTCTGCTAAAACATCAACCTTTTGTTTTAATAAAAATTTAAACGCTTTTTTAAAATCAACAAAACCAATACATTCATATGTTGAATTTAACAATAGCGCTCGAGGAAAGTGCATATTAATAAATATAATTTATATTGTCATTATTCGTTTAATTGAATCACGAACATCTTCATTTACAGAGCTAGGACATTGATTGCCTACACACGTCCACCCTTTTCGTGATCTTCTGGCGAATAATTCTAGTTTATTTGCATCAGGAAACATAATATCTAAACTATCCTGTAATGCTTCTGGTTTTGCAGAATGTTTTTTCGCTGGCCCCAAAAAAACTGATCGCTGTGATCTATTTTGTATTATCTTACTTAAGCCTGCACCACGAGTACCAATTAAACATACTTCATGTGTTTGTCGAAAAGTATGACCCATATTAAATGATAATATATTGTTTATATTAAAATTATCAACATGCTCTAAGATATTAGTTGTATTTTTTAGTTCTTTCTTTAGTTCTTTCTTTAGTGCGCCTAGTGGATTATTTTTTGTTTTAATCCAGATCCACGTTTGCTTAACATTAAATCCCCAACTTTCTAACGTTGCAATACCATTATGGATATGTGATGAAGGAACCCACAATGCTAACACAGCAGGAGAAGAAGCCAAATGATCAATGTGAAGGCCTTTGATACTATCAACGTTTAATATTGAATAATGTGAGGCTGCGCCACGCTTTACTTTCGACATTTGTAATTTATCATTAAAAACCCATGGTGGATCGGCAACAATAACATCAAATTTCATGGAAGTTCCTTTTCTTGTTGACAAGCAGCACGATCAGCCTGGTGAATAATTACCGCCAAGGTTGGTTCCTTCATTCTGTATGGTCTATTCTCTTCTGCTTCATGACCATCGTTTAATTTGATCGCCAACCACTCATCGATACATAATTTAACATCAAAAGCCTGTAACAAATATAATCCTCTGTCACTACTGGTCATATATTGTATATTTTCATTGTGTTTATATATCATACCTCGATCAATATGCCACGATGAATCCTGCTGAAGATAATATTCATGCTTAAAATCACCAATTTTACCAATATCATGAAATAATGCCGATAAAATCAATGAATCATTTTCAATCTTATCATTGTATATTTTTGAAATACTATGGGCATTTTTTAAAACCCGCAAAGAATGATCAACCAAACCACCCGGAAACGCGTTATGATACTGCGTTCGGCTTGATGCAGGACACATTGCTATTCTTTCGCCAAAATGTTCAAGAAAATTTGTAATTTGCTTTTTTCTATCTTTTGCAGATGTGCATAACTGATAAAACTTATCATAATTAGATTTGATTTGCTCTGCTGTCAATTTATAGTTCATTATAAATTTTAATATTAATTAATCACTTGTACATAGTGAAGTATGTGATAAATAAAATTTATTATCTATTCCAGGAATCATTTCACCAAAAGATTTAATT